ACGAACTGTTGCCAGTCCGTTAGATCCATACGTTTAGTTGTCTTATTATCAAAGACAGACTTAAATAATGTTAGGGAGATCCCCATGGTTGCCCTCATGTGATGGGCCTTCCCATTCTTCTGGTTTAATCAAGTCTGGCATACCGAATGGATTCGGTCTACTTTCTTTCACACCTGGCACTTTTGCCATATTCGCATTGTGTACTGCATCCCAAGCTTTTTGAGAATCCATACCAAATACGTTTAACGTACCGATAGCAAAGACACACATATCAATCAAACCATCAACTACTTCTTCTGGATTACCAGTAATAATAGCTGCATTTGTTTCATCAACTTCTTCTTGTATCATATCCATACGAAACTTAATATACTTCTGCATCAGCTCTTTATCGTCTGCATGATCGTATTGCCAATCATTTACGCCGAACTTCATATGCATTTCTGCTATGTCCATTACCCAATCAGACATCTTGATGATCCATTACTAAGTCCATCATATCTATTCTATCCTGTGCTGTAGCCATTTTATCTAGCTCTAACTGTATTGCTTCAACAACATCACTATGTTCACCGATACCGACTGGCTGATTCATATATACGAGTATATTTGTCTTGGCTAGTTCTTGTATGCCATGAGCATGCATGCGTACTGCTTTATTAATTTGATTTTTCATTACTTCTCCTTTTGTATATTATAGCACATTTTTTATCATATGTAAACACTTATTATCCAAATATATCTTCTAAATTAAACCTTGGTTCTATGCTCCAACCAATTGCATCGAATATATCTTCGAGTGGACTTATGAATGTTTTATTGAATTGCATATCGTAGTCTACGTACATATGCAGTTTGAGCTCTGGCGGTAGGTATTGTGGAAATGCTATGACATTTTCTTTGATCATATTTGGTAGTTTGAGATAACAAAACTTAATCTTTTCACCTTGTCGTATGAGCTCATGTTTCTTTGTGAGACCAGCTTCTTTGATTGCTTTATTGTATAATAAAGAACCGCGTACATGAATTGGTGTAGCCTTCTTATATATAGTTTTGCGATCACTGAATTCTGCCAGCTTGGTTACACCACGTGGAAACGATACATTTTCAGGTGGTAATGATTTGAACTCAGTCTTGAAAGCTTTTATAAAGTTCTGTGTATTCTCTTCGGTATCTGTCACAATCATCTTAAATATCTCTTTGAACTTATCACGACACACTTCTGGCGTAGATGATTTGATTGCTTCAATGCCCATGATCTTCAGCTTTGGTTCAGCATACTGTACACCTTCTGAGTTATGTACATTAAGAATATAACGTTTCTTTGCAGTCCAGATACCACGATCTGCAATCACCTCACGTTCCATAATCATACGGTTTGTATAAGCATTTGTCTTGGTCGCAAGCTCATCATAAGCTTTATTCAATGCCTTTGTGAAATGATCGTTGCATACAGTATCAAGTGTTTTAACAATATCTTTTGGTTTGAGTTTATCTACAAGAGGACCGAAGTTAACATATAATGAATCAGTATCAATAGCAATAACATAATCTTTATCAGATTTAAGTATCTTATTCATCTCTGTATTCATTGCTGTCTCTGCAGTCAGAATCGCTAACTGGCCAGATGTAGTAATCGCTTCGGCTACAGACTGATCAAAGTATCTGAAATACTTATTGCCGAGTGCGCCATACAAAGAGTTGAGTAAGATCTTGATTGCCATCTGTCTGTTTTCAAGACGATTGATTTCACGTTCTGTATCTGATGAAGGATTATTCTGATTCGCCTGCATTGCAGCAAGCATATCTTTCTTGATTGCTTTACGTTCATTAGAGTAGTTGATAATAATACGTGGCAGCATGCCTTGAAACTTCTTAGTAAATGCTGCACCATTAGCAGCAATGCATACGTCGCCTTGATCACTCTTGAGAAGAGTTTCAGGTGACATATTATACTGTACAATGAGGTTTGGATATAGACTGTTGAGATCGAATGATACGACCCAGTCATGCGATCCAACATGTGGATCTTTTACATAGCCGCCAGGATATGGACCTTTGAACTTTTCTACATTAGGTGGTGGTGCAATCTTATTAGCATACAAGTCACGATATATGATTGAATCCCATATCGCAGTTGTACCCATTACATCACCATAGTTAACGCCGGCTTTGTATGCCATTGTCATAACGAGTTCGATAAGACCCATCTTCTGGTCAATACGTTCAACAAGCTCTACGTCTTTGATATTATAGTCAATAAACTTTTGATGATCATTCTTATATAACGTATGTAGATTACCGTGTTCTTCGTATGATAGTTTCTTTTCACCAACAACTACATAGGCAATATGATCGAGTCGATATGATTCTTGTGGTCCATATGAGTAGCCAAGCTTTTTGAATGTCTGAAGATAATCAATAGTCGAGATGCCATATATCTCATAGAACTGCTGAGTGCCACCTATCATTGCTTTAGCCTGACCTTCACGTAACCATTTGAATGGTGATAATGTTTTAGCTGCTGCAAACGTACCTATCTTAGCAATACGATTAATAATGTATGGCATATCAAAGAACTTTACATTCCAACCAGTAATAACATCTGGATAGTTGTTTGTCCAATATTTAAGGAAACTTACAAGCAATGCTTCTTCGCTATTACATTTACGATATTGTACTGGTGCACCTTCGGCAGGTGTATAGTCACCTAAGCCCCATACATGATAGATACTAGACTTACTACTCTTTAATGCAATAGAAATGATAGGATGCTCGGCAACATCAGGACTCGGGAAGCCATCGTCAGATGCAACCTCAATATCAAGATTTACGATATTAACTAATCGTTTTTTGAAAGTTATTTCGTCAGGAAACTTGTTTGTGATAAACTGTTGTACAAATCGTTCGTTACCATAGATTTTAGTGCCGAGTGTATTCTTCATACGATCAAAGAAATCTTTACCAGACTTCATATCTTCGAACTCTAATGGCATTACAGGTGTACCGTCCAAACCTTTCCATTCTGTCTTCTCACGTGTCGGAGCGTAGAATGTAGGTTGAAATTTGTACTTGTGCATGATTGCAGCACCGCTATCATTATATCCTCGATAGAGAATAGAATTACCTAGCTTTGTAACGTTTGTGTAAAAGCTCATATATTATCCTTTGTTATAGGATTATTATATCACGATTTTAAAGGTATGTACACCGTTTTTATTGAATTCCGCCATCATAATTACCGAATCCCCAGAAGCGTTCTTTGCACCACCAGCATTCTCGACATGGTGCATCTGGTATGTCTGCTATACAAGATGCTGTGATATTAGCAAGGTCCATGATACCTTGATATCGATATTGTAGCTTGACCCATCTCTTATCAACTGCACCAAGTGGTACAACCGGAGTGGTTTGTGAAAATTCGATTAGTTCTTCAGGTGAAGGATCTGCATTTGGTATTGTATGTTCGTACATATGACTCGGACGATAACTCTCTGGCATTCCTTGAGTTGTTCCACGAACTATATGAGGAAGATCCCACAGCTCTTTCATAGCATCATAAAATTGTCGATGATATACTTCTTTTGACGTATCATCTGTCAAATGATATTGTGTTATATGAAGGAAGATTGATACATTAGGATATTTCTTTTGCACATACTCTACAACGCGTGTAGCTGCATCAGAGCTTTGCTGATGAACATATGATATATCATGTCCATGTATACAATGGATTTGTGTTGATTCTTTTCTATCGTTTATCATCTTTGCAAAAAGATATAACAAGAGGGCTGAGTCTGCGCCACCGGAAAGTGATAAACCGATATTTTCATTATTAGGATAGTTGTCGAAGTATTGCATTAAGCCTCGTAAAAATGGGTAGCCCATTACAGGCTACCCAATTACTTACCACACTATGTGGGATCGATGTCTTATTTTCTCTAACCTTCTCTCCAGGTCGCACATATCTACTGATCGAGATAGGTACTCTTCGTGAAGATCGATTGATGGAAAGGTTAGCCATTTAATCAGTCGTTTTATCATTTGATAGGGTATCCATCTCGTAAACTGCGTAAATCATGATTACATAATGCATTATAAACTGTATCTACAGATTCTCGTCTGTATTCA